CGCCCACCACACTGGCCGAGGGCGCCCACATCCGGACAATGGTTGTGATGTCCACGTCCACGGTGGCGTTTTGGGAGGTGGTCACATCCTTGGCCACCTGGCCCGAGGTGGACAGGGACGGCCCGGGGTAGTTGGTGGCGGCGGTGGACCACCCGGACCCGCCGTCCCCCGATCCGGAGGAGGAGTTAGCCGTCCAGGAGGAGGTGGCCCGGGCCACGTAGATGTCCGGATCGGACGAAAACGCCACGTGGGCCTGGTCGGAGGTTTTCAGGCGGAGGACCGCGGACTGAATGTTTTTGACCCCGGACCAATCCAGGGCAAACTGGACCGCGGACCGGAACGTGTACCCCGAATAGGGACCGCCCACCGGTAGGTGGGGATCGTTGCCACCGCCCAGTTCGGTTCCGCCCGACACCGCAAACAGGCTGGATTTGTTGGCCGCAAATGTCTTGGTGGCCACTACCCATCCTCCGAGGGCGTCGGCCGTTCAACATCGGCCACGGCCTCCAGGATGTCCCGCAACACCAGGTGGTCCGCCGGGATGGCGGGGACCACCCGAACCGCGGCCCCCGGGTCACGGTAGGCGGCGTTCAGGCCGAAAAACACATCGTCAATGTAGGACGTGTCCCCGGCCACTACGCCACTCACCCCGTTGTAGATGGCCAGGCGGGCGGTTACCGCGTTCCCCGGGACGGCGGGGGCCGTCACCGCGGTGACGTACACCCAGGTGGCCACGTTCCCCGGCGCCACGTTGACCAGGCCCACCGCGCTGATTTGCGCCCCGGCCGCGTCATACCACCGAACGTCAATCCCAATCCGCCCGGTCCCTGTGTTCCCCGAGGATCCGCGGTAGGTGCAACCACCCACGTAAAACATGCCAGGGGTCACCGGGATGGGATCGGATAGGGTGTTCCCCTGGGCCACCGGACTGGGCGCCACCAACTGGAGGGCGTAGGCCCCGCTGGACGGGGTGGCCACGACGGTATGGCCGGGGGCCAGGGTTCCCCACCCGGTGGTACCGGATTCAAACCCGCCGTTTTTCAGGCCCATGGACGCGGCCTCCCACTCGGCCGGGGTGTCAATGGTCATGGATCGGGTCACCGGTTTGAATGACGCATCCTCCCCGGTGACGGCCACCAACTCCACCCGGTGGGGTTCGATCTTCCAGCGGGTCCCCACCCACCGCGCCAGGCGGTCAATCGGCGGACCGTGGCCCTCGTCTTTGACCTGGACCACCGCGCCAAACGGGAGGGCCAGGGCCTTGGCAATGGCGGCCGCCCCAGGCCGACAGGCGAAACCGCCCACCCCGCGGATGGGTTGGGCCTGGCGCCGCAAATAAAAATCCTGCCAGGCGTCCCGGAGGGGATCGGACGCCACCTCCAGGTCATTTTGGACATGCGAATGGCGGCCGAACGTGGACAGGGACAGGGCGTCCGTCACGGTCCGTTGGGTCCCCGTCCGGCGGGCGGCGGACAGGACGTTTACCAGGTCCGACTGATCCCCGCGGGTGGCCAGGGCCACCAGGGGAACGTCCGAGGGCGGACACCCAAACGTCATTTGGGCGGTGGGGTTTTGCGCCCAGGCGGTGGCCCTCGGGCGGAACGCCACCGCCCCGTCCGGGCGGACCCACAGGGCGCCCAGTTCGTTTCGGTTGACCTCCACCAACTCGGACCAGGCGTCCGCCGCCACCGTCCCCGCCTGGAGGTTGACCCCACCCGCGGTCACGTCCCGTTTGGCGGCGGGCCAGGCGGCCAGGTCCAGGATCCGCCCGATACGCGCGGCGGCCGTTTCAGCGGGGACGGCCGTTTCCACAAACTGGACGGACGCCAGGGCGGAAATGTCGTCCACCAGGGCCACCTGGGCGGTGGTCAAATCGTGGGCCACGTCATCCACCCGGCCGGTGAACGCGGGGACCCCGGCCACGATCACCTGGACCCGCGTTCCAATCTTGGTAAGGGGGTCGGTGGCCTGATCGTTGGCCGGGTCAAACCGCCGGTCCGGATCGTAGAGGGTGAGAGTTCCGCCGCCCGCATCGGCCACGGTCACCACGCCATTGTCCGAGGTGGACGCCCAGGACCAGGACACCTCCTCTACCACGCAGTTGTCCAGGAGGAGGGGCGGTTCCCCCACGTAGATGGCCACACCCACGGTGGCGTCCCGGTCCCCGATGTAGCGGGATCGGATCCGGACCGCCATTGTCCGGGGGTCCGCCCAGGGGGCGGCGGTCCCGGGCGGGTCCAGGGTTAGGACCACCGGGGTAGGACCTGGGCGGGACCGTTCCGGCGGTCATACCGGCGGAGGGACGAAATCATGACCCGGCCGAACACCTCCCGGTCCAGGACCATGGTTACGTTGGTCCCCCCACCCGCCCCCGTGGGGACGGCCGCCAACGGCTGGAGGCCGCGGAGGCCGCGGACAGGCGGGGCGGCGGCGGGCGGGGTGGCGGCCAGGCCAAACGGTAGTTTGGGGATGTTGGACAGGACGCTGGACACCTTGCGGCCGAGGTCCCCCAGGACATCCAGGATCCTGTTTACAACGCCCATCAGGCCGTTGAACAACCCCTGGATGGCGCCAATAACCCGTTTGGCCACGGCCAACCAATCGTTGAACGGTTTGGCCAGGACCCCGGACAGGGTGGTGAACGCCCCGGTGATCCAGGCCACCACCGTTTTGATGACCGCCAACACGGTGTTGAACACCCCGGTGACGATGTTTCGGAACGTTTCCGAATGGGTCCACAGGAGGACCAGGGCGGCCACCACGGCCAGGATGGCGATAACCACCAGGCCCAGGGGGTTGGCGGACATGGCCGCGTTCAGCAACCACTGGGCGGCCTGGGCCGCCAGGACCCCCGCCCGGTAGAGTTTGAACGCGACATTGACCGCCAGGACGGCCCCCGCCAACACCCCGATGGCGACCCCGAACGCCAACACCAGGGTTTTGTTTTCCGTCGCAAACTTGGAAAACTCGGACAGGGCGTGGGAAATGGCGATCACCGCCGGGAGGAGGGCCTCCCCAATGGCCGCCTGGGCGTTGGTCCACTCCGCGGCCGCCACCTGTTGGGCGTGGGCGGCGGTGTCGGACTCCCGCGAAAACTGGCCGGTGGCGTCGGCCGTTTGGGAGGTCAGGAGGGCCAGGGTGGCCGTGGCCGTGGCCGCTTTCATTTGTTCGGTGGAGAGGCCCGTTACGGATCCCTTGGCGGCGGCCGAGGCCTGATCCAGGGCCAACTCCTGTTTGGCGGCCGCCTCGGTGGCCTTGGCGTGGGACTCGGCCGCCTTGGCGGCCTCTATGCGGGCGGGTGACCCGGACTCCACGGCCGCCTTTACTCGGAGGTGGGCGGCGGCCACCGCATCGTGGGCGGCGGCCACGGCCTTTTGGTCCCGTTCCACCTCGGCCGAGGCCTTGGCGTAGGCCCTGGAGGCCTGTTCCGCGGTTTGGATCCCGTCGGCCGCCAGGCGGGCGTCCACGTCCACCTGTTTGATTGACACCCCGTACCGTTCGATGGGGTCCCGTTCCCCGCGGAGGAGGGCGGACAGGGCGGTGACGGCCTCCGAGGTGGTCCCGCCATAGGTGGCCGCCAGGTCCGCGCCCAGGTTGATTAGGGAGTCCGTTTTGGGTCCCAGGTCATCCATGGATGTCCCCATGGATTTCAACTGGGCGCCGATCACCGCGGCCATGTTGGCGTACTCGGCGGAGGACAGGCCGTTGGCCTTGGCGGAGTCCCGGGCCAGTTGTTTTACCGCGTCCGCGTTGTCTTTGTAGACGGACTCCACCGCCCCAAAGGACTGTTCCACATCGGAGGCCGCGTCCGCGGCGTTTTTACCCAGGAGGAGGACCGCGCCCGCGGCGGCGGCGGCCGGTACCGCCAGGTTCCCCACCATTCCCTCCGCCTTTTGGGCGGCGGTGGCCGTGTCGGACAAACCCTTTTGGGCGCCCGTGACATCGGACACGATTTTGAGGACCAGGACCGCGGCGGCGGCGGCCCCGAAACCGGCCACTAGCGGCGGGCCTTGGCGCGTTCGGCCTGGATGGCCAACACGTCTAGGGCGGTGGCCAGGGTGGCCTCATCCTCCCCCCACCAGGCGGCCGGGGAGGTTTGGGTGGCCAGGGCCAGTTCAACGATCATCCGGGCGCGTGACCCGGCGGGGTAGGCCCCACCGTTTCGGGTTCGGCCTCCGGATCCAGGGGACCCACCAGGCGTTCCAGGGAGGCCACGTCCACCACCTGGGTGACCCCGTTTCCGTTGGTGTCATCCCCCGAGGTGTTGGTGACCTGGAGGCAATCCACCTCGGAAAACTGATCCCAGGTGGACTCCACCTGGCCGGTCCGGCGGAGGGCGGACCACGTAACGAACGTCAACCAGGTGAACGGGATTTTTTGCATGGACGCCCAGTTGTGTTTGGCCGCCGTCCGGTCCCAGTTCAGGTAGTCGGGGTTCAACACCTGGACGGACAACACGGACCCGTCCGCCATCAGGGCGGTGACGTGGGGCGTTTGTAGGCGGACCTCGGACATTTCACACTCCCCGGACGTGGCCCAGGATGTCCTGGACCTCGGTTCCGTACTCATTGGCCAGGCCGGGGGCGGCGGCCTCCCCGGCCGGGATCAGGTAGGCCTGGGCCGGGATCCGGCGGGCGGGCCACCCGTATTCCTGGACCCCCGCGTACACCACGCCCACGGCCACGGTCCCGCCCGTTTTATCGGCCGTGGCCCTGATCGTGGCCGCCAGGCGTCCGGACCTCCTGGGCGCCCTGGCGCGGGCCTGGGCCGCCACCCTGTCCGCCGCCGCCTGGTGGGCGGGGGTCAGGTCCCCCAGGTCCCGGCCCGCGTCCCCGAGTGTCCGGGCCAGGTTGGCCGATCCCTCCAGGGTGACGGTCACTTGGGTTGGCATGGCCGCACACCTACGCGGCCACCGTTTCGGCCTTGGATCCCTTGGACCCCGCCGCCGCCTGGGCCGTGGTGGTGGCCGTCCCTAGGACCGGATCCCCGACGATGGCCCATTCAAAATCGGAGGTCATGTTGGCGCCCGCCTCATCCCCGCCCACGGTCAGGGGGTCAATGATTAGGGTTCCGGTCACCTGTTGGGCGGCCACGGCATTGGGAACGAACGTGAACGGGACCTGGGCGCCTTTGTTGTCCCAGGAGTAGGCCACGATCCCCGACGCCAGGCCGAGGTCCTGGTACAGGGTTCCGGTCAGGACGCTGGAGTAGGTCCGTTCCCCGGGGACCGTTTCCCCACACAAAACCACCGTATCGTCCCCAACGTCCGCGGACCATTCCACCTGGGCGGCGGTCACCTGACAGGTGAAATCCACGGGCGTTCCGATGTCCCCCACGGACAGTTCCCCAGGGCCGAGTTTCACTACGGTTGCGGGCATGGATCCAACCTCCTACTGATCGTCCACGGTGTATCGGAGGACCGGGGTGGTGACCCCCTCGGCCACCGGCCAGGCGTAGGGTTCGACGGTCACCACCCGGAGGGGGACCAACCACAGGGCGTCCCCCACCATTTCCACCAGGGGGTCCGCCTCGGCCACCGTCACGTCCGGGGCGGGGCCTGGTAGGGCCACGTAGACGTACCAGGCCCCGAACCGCGGGCCGCCTGGGACCGGGTTGGCCCACACGGTGGACCGCCACACGGGCCAGGCGTCCCCGGGACTGATCGGGCCGGACACGGTGGGTTTGGCGGTCAGGCCCGGGACCTGGGCCAGGGCGTCCACGATGGCCTGGCGCGGGGTCATCCGAACACCAGGACGCGGGTGGGTCCCTCCAGGCGGTCCACCTCGGAATCCCACCGGGCTATCCGGGCGGGTCCGTACTCGGAGTCCGCCCCGATCATCCCCAGGGGGACACCGCGGGCGGCCACCTCCCGGCCACACCGCCGGTATAGGGCCTGGACC